AATACGTATATTAAAAAATATGGTGTTTCTCATCCTTGGAAAAATCCTGAAATACGAAAAAAATGTGAAGATACAACGTTTTCATTATATAAAAAACATTCATGGGATATTGCAAAAAGCAAAACAAAAAAGAGAAATACTGACATTGAAATCATTATGTCTAATTTATTATCTCTTTTAGGTGTTTCATATATTAAATGTTATAATATTGTTATTGATAATGACAAACGAGAATACGATTTTTATTTACCTGATTTTAATATTTTGATTGAGTGTGATGGCGATTATTTTCATGCAAATAATAACAAATATGATCAAACAAAATTAAGTAAAACACAATTAAATACTATTAAAAATGATAAATTTAAAAATAATTTAGCACAAAATGGAAAATATAAATTACTAAGATTTTGGGGAACAGAAATTAAAAATAAAAATTTTATTATCGTTTTGAAAGATAAAATATGGGAAAAATAAAAATTCGTGTCAAGAAACCATGGATAGGATATCCAGGTTCTACAATTCAACAAAATTATAGCGAATCGCTTGATCATGGTTATTTGTTGTGGGACATTGAAAATCGTGAAAAATTTGATGTATCATTTGTTAAATTAACAAACCCAAAACCTTACGTCACAATTGATTGGTGCGGCACCGTCGAAAAGACAGTCAAATATGCATCACAATTTCCAAAACAATCACGATTTAGAATTAAAAGTGTTTCACAAATATCACAACGAGATGTTTATGAAATTATTGAAGAATTAAAACAAACGTGTCTTGCTACTGAGGTTACATTTAAAAATGATCAAAAAATTAATAAAGATATTATTACTACGAATAAAGCGACGTTAGATAAATCTGATTTACGTAACTCTGACGTAGTTTTATCACTATTAAAAGATCATTATTCTTTACAGGTAATAAATGAAAACGTAACTCAACAAATTAATGAACAACTTAAAAACTATCTTGTTTCATCTATAACAAAGGAAGAGGTTGTTCGTAATACACAATGGTTTATTAGACACTTGGCATTTGATAATATGTTTTCTTATGGTTTAAAAAACTCAATAAACTTCGATTCGCTTAAGGGTGTTGTGGGTATTTTTGGTCCTAATCGCATCGGAAAATCATCAATTGTTGGAACTATTATGTATAGTTTGTTTAACACAACCGATCGTGGTCCAACTAAAAATCTCAACGTCTGTAATGCCAGAAAACCATTTTGTTATACAAAAATGATTATAAACGTTAATGGCGTCGATTACGTAATTGAACGTCAAACAACAAAAAACGAAAACAAACAAGGTATAATCAGTGCATCAACATCACTGAATGTTTGTAAAATAGACAACCAAGGTAACGTTATCGATCTTGTTGGTGAACAACGAACTGATACAGAAAAAGTAATAAGGGGTCTCATAGGTACTGCAGATGATTTTTTGCTTACTTCAATTGCGTCACAAGGTGAAATGAATCAATTCATTTCACAAGGATCAACAAAACGTCGACAAATTTTATCACGATTTTTAGATCTTGATATTTTCGATAAAATGTATGATCAATCAAATAAAGATCTTGGTTATTTAAAGGGTCAATTACGAAATTATACCGATAGAGACTGGGTTGCCATTGCCGATAATTACAAAACTCTTTTACAAGAAATTACGAACAAAATAGAAGAATGTGTTATAACAAATAACAAATATAATGCAAGATTAGATGAGCTCAAAAGTAAGTTGGCATCACATAATGACTACAAACCAGTTACAAAACTAAGCGTTACAACACAACAAGATCTTGTTAATAATACAAAGAAAAAACATGACGAAATTGTAATTAGGCTTGAAAATGTAAAAACTGAAATTAACAAAATTGATGAAAAAATTAAAACATTAGATGATCTTAAATCACAATATGATTTAGTTACATCAAAAAAGAGGTTTGATGAATTTAAAATAATGACATCAACTGTTACAGAATTAAATCATCTTCATGAAAAAGAACTTTTAACATTAAAATTACAAGAACGTTCATTAAAAATTCTTGATGAAGTACCATGTGATGATAAATTTCCAACTTGCAAATTTATAAAAGATGCTCATTCAAATAAGTTACTTGTTGATGATCAACGTAAAAAAACGTTGAATTCATTAAAGAAACTCAACGAATCAGTTAAAACATTAAATGATCTTAGCGCGGAAGACGTTAAAGGAAAATTAGAAAAAATTGAAAAAATATATGACTTACATTCAAAACTTAGTATTGATTTATCTCATTTTCAACTTGATTTAGTAAAAATTGAATTAGAACACACAATTAAGCTTGAGTTGCTAACATCTTCAACAATTAAATTAAATGAACTTGAAGAGGCTCTAAAAAATGATGAAAATGCAGAAGTGGTTTCCATTAGGGCAGAAATAGATGATTTAGTATCGGCCTCACGTGGGCTTGATGATGAAAAAATGAAGCTGGCCTCAAGTAAAGGTCATCTATTTTCAGATATCACAAAAACCAACGCTGACAGACTCGCTCGCGACAATTTATTAGAAAAAATGAAAGCATATGAATTAATTTCAGGTGCCTTTTCAAAACGTGGAATTCCTAGTTCAATTATTTCATCTCAGTTACCAATTATCAATATAGAAATAGCAAAAATATTACAAGGAATAGTCGATTTTACAGTTGAACTTGAAACTGACGAAGAATCTGAGTCAATGGAGGTTTTTATTAATTACGGCGACGGTAAACGGTTAATTGAACTTTCATCAGGAATGGAAAAAATTATTTCTTCAATTGCAATTAGAACAGCACTGATTAATATTTCATCTCTTCCAAAAACTGATTTATTAGTAATCGATGAAGGATTTGGCACTCTTGACGAATCAGGAATTGAATCATGTAATCGTTTGTTATCATCTCTAAAACGATACTTTAAAACAATATTAGTAATAAGTCATATTGACGGCGTAAAAGATGCCGTTGACAACGTTATAGAAATATCTAAAATTGAAAAAGATGCTAAGGTTGTATATGAATGATGCTTCATGGAAACCTTACATAGACAATAGGATGATTACGTATCACAAAGATGGTTTTGCCATAATCGTACCAATTGACAAAATAGAACCAATACCTATATTTTGTGATATATGTAAATATGTATTACGATCTTATGATGATGAAACATCATACAGAGAATTGGGATGTTGTAATAGGTGTGCTATGCAATGGGCACACTCAAGACGAGAGTTATGGGCCTCAGGTTGGAGACCAACAGATAAACAAGTGGAAGAATTTGAAAAGTTAAGACTACCTATGATGGTAACTATGAACGTTGACTAATATTTAGTTATGGAGCCAAACACATGCCTGATAAAATAATTGATCTTTCTGCACTAGGACAAAGTATTGATAATTCGTGGGGTCGTTCATCGACGCCCAAAACAGCATCTTATTCAGTGAAATTTAGTCTTGGCGGAAATCGTTTAATTGCATCTTATCAAGCTGTAGTTAATTTTGGAACAGAGCAAGAAATGATTATTATGAAAAGACGTTATTCAGAAGAGTCAGTTTCTATAATTAATGCAGTTTTAAAAACAGTCAAAGTAAATTACAAAAAATTATCTGGTGATTCACTAACAACAAAAGAAGCTTCATCTTCAGATTCATTAGAGATTATTGGTTTCAACGTACACAACCCAAAAAGAACTGCTTATTACAGAAGAAAAAGCGTGTTTGATTTGGGATAATATGGACGTATATACAAGAAGAGATCAAGTAAACGAAATTCTTGCCTGTGGTAAGGATGCAGTTTATTTTATGCGTAATTATGCTAAGATTCAACATCCTAAACGTGGATTAATACCCTTTGAAACGTTTACATATCAAGATGATTGTGTTAAGGCATTTGATGAGCATCGCTTCAACGTAGTGCTCAAAGCAAGACAGTTAGGTTTGTCAACCGTGACAGCGGCATATGCAACCTGGCTTGCAATTTTTCATAAAGATAAAAACATACTTGTTATTGCTACAAAGCTCACTACGGCAATGAATTTTATTAAAAAGGTGCGCACCATCCTAGATGGTTTGCCTAAATGGTTGTTACTAACGAAATTTGAACCAACAAAACAATCTATATCGTTTTCAAATGGTTCAGTTGTTACAGCTATTCCCACATCTCCTGACGCCGGTCGTTCAGAAGCATTATCATTATTGATCGTCGATGAAGCTGCGTTTATTAGAGACTTTGAAGATATTTGGACTGGATTATATCCTACATTATCAACTGGTGGAGCTGCAATAATTTTATCGACGCCAAACGGTGTCGGCGGACAATATTACAAATTGTGGAGCGAAGCCGAAAGCGGTGTTAATGAATTTAATCCAATTAAATTAATGTGGGATGTTCATCCTGAATGTGATCAAGCATGGTTTGATAAGGAAACAAAAAATTTACCAAAACGTAAAATTGCCCAAGAATATGAATGTGACTTCGTATCATCTGGCGATACGTTTTTACAACCTGAAGATCTTGAACATTTAAGAAAATTAATCAAACAACCTATTGAAAAAACTGGACCTCAAATGAATGTTTGGATTTGGAAAAAACCAGAACCATTACAAAAATATGTTATTTCTGCTGACGTATCTCGTGGTGATTCAAATGATTATTCAACTTTTCATATTATAAATTATAATTCTTGTGAAATTGTTGCTGAATATATGGGAAAAATACCCCCAGATAAACTTGCCGATCTTTTGGCCGAGTATGGAAAAATGTATAATACAGCCTTATTGTGCCCGGAGCAAAATACATTTGGTTATTTTACAGCGATAAAACTAAGAGATGCCGGCTACCCTAGTTTATATTATGAAGGATCATCAGGCGACTTATTTGAACATAAACAAAGCAATCCAGACATAGTACCAGGATTTTCAACACAAAAGAAATCTCGAGAACAAATTTTAGCAAAATTAGAAGAATTAATAAGAAACAAAATATTATTATCATCTTCGCAAAGACTATACAATCAACTTCAGGCGTTCGTCTGGAATGGAAGTAAAGCACAGGCATCAAAAGATGCTCATGACGATTTAGTAATTTCTATTGCCATTGGCACCTGGTTAACAAATGGAAATACAACAAATATAACGCAGGGATCTGCTCTTGCACATGCTATATTAAAGGCTACGTGCGTCATTCGTCGAGGTCCTTCAGATCTACCTGGAAATTTGAATGAAGCCCAGGCATTGGTAAATCCCAATATTAGGGGAGCCAATTCAAATAAAAATAAAAGACCTAACGATAAACAAAATTCTCGTAATTTTGATATTACAGACTATAGTTGGTTACTACGTTGATATGTATTATGTTATTGGAGAGTTACAAATGAAAGATAAACAAAAAATTGATATCGTTAATCTTCGAGAAATGATTAAAACAGAAATCAATGTTCTCAATGAACAATTAGATCACAATGGGATCCGCGATGTCGTAACCCATGCCAGCAAATTTTTAGCAGAATTAGAAAAGTTTCAAGATAATGCCACTGGCACAATGTTAAATGCTGTTACGCCACAAATTACTAAACTTGCTGTAACCCTTGAAGACATGGTAAGTACCCCTGGATCATATGTTGATCAACCTAAAAGAGTTCAACAAAGAGTATCACTTAAACCAGCGAAAAAGAATAAAAAATAATATACGAACTGCATAATTATATTATTATTTTGAGAGAGCCTTCTTCCTAAATGAAGAGGCAATAAATGAGTAAAATTATACCAATTGAAACAATCGTTAATCGACTATCATTAGTCCATTGTGATGTTGTAACAATTGATGAAAAAACATATATGGGTTCTTCTAAAAAGGCTATCTTTACAGATAAAGATTTTGGCATTTGGAGTGCTTATGTTTCAAATGTATTGTGTGGGCATAACCATCCAGCTCGTGGCAAGCTAAAAACTAAGTCTACGTGTATTAAGCGTTATGGATGTACTTCGCCATTAGGCAATAACGTAATTAAAGAAAAGTCTAAATTAACAAATATTGCTAGATATGGGACACAAAACCCAGCGCAATGTGATATTATACAAAATAAAATTAAAGCAACTATGCTTATACGCCATGGCGTTGATAATCCTGCAAAAAGTAAAGAAATTCAGCGTCGTAAATTATTAACAATGAAATCTAAATATGGTGTTTTTTATCCGCTGCAATCAAAAGAAATTTTTGATAAAATGACAAAAACAAACATAAAACGTTATGGTGTTAAAAATGTAATGCAGTTGCAACAAACCAAAACAAAACTAGAAAATACGTGTTTGTTACGATATGGGGTTAAAAACCCATCCCAATCTATTAATATTCATAATAAAACAATTAAATCAATACGAAAATCAAAAATAATCAAACACTGGAAATCCAATGAGGATTTATATTGTGTTGGATCATATGAACTTGCGACAATTAATTGGTTAAATAAAAACAAAATTAATTTTATGTGGCAAGTTCCATTTAAGATATCTTCATTTAATAACACAATTAATGAAAAAACATATATTATAGATTTATTTCTTAGTGATATTGATACGTATGTTGAAATAAAAGGTTACTGGATGCAAGAAATATCTTATAATAAGTGGTGTTGGTTTCATACTACGTACCCAAATTCCGAACTATGGACATACGATATATTGAAAAATAAAGGAATTTTATAATCATGGCAAAAGATAATAAACCCCAAGATCTTTTTAGGCGATTAACACGATTATTTCGTAGTGGTCCTGTAGTTAAACGTAAGATTAAAACAGCAGATACGGCAATAAACGTTGTAGATAGAACTAAATCATCAGGAACGTTATTATTTCAAAAGAGTTCCGCTCCAACTTACGCCACTATCACTGCAAACGCCTATAATCTTTCTGAGCGCCTTATGAGGTACCAAGACTTCCAGGAAATGGAGCTCACACCAGAAATCAGTGCAGCATTAGACATATACGCAGATGAAACTGTAGCACAAGATGATACTGGAAAAGTTTTACATGTTTTTTCAGATAATGAAAAAATTAGAGAATTAATTGAAGATTTATTTTATAATACACTCAACGTTGAATTCAATTTAAGATCCTGGGTAAGAAACTTAGTTAAGTACGGAGATTTCTTTTTATACAATGACGTGTCCCCTGACCAAGGTGTGATCAGCGCATTCCCAGTCCCAGTCAATGAGATTGAACGTGAAGAAAATTATGATCGAGACGATCCAATGGCGGTAAGATATCGTTGGGTCTCGCTCGGCAATCGTGTTTTAGAAAATTGGGAAATTACACATTTTAGATTATTGGGAAACGATATGTTTCTACCTTATGGTTCTTCTATCATTGAACCAGCTCGTAGAATTTGGCGTCAATTAATCTTAATTGAAGATGCCATGTTGGTTTATAGAGTCGTCCGAGCCCCCGAGCGCCGCGTATTTTATATCGATGTCGCCAACGTACCTCCTGAAGATGTGCCAAGTTATGTTGAAGAACAAAGAAAAAACTTACGAACAAATCAAGTAATTGATCAGACAACTGGTAGGGTTGATTTACGCTACAACCCAATGCCCGTTCACTGGAATAGTCAAGTTCCACTACTTGATGGGAGAGTTATTTCAATCAAAGACTTGTCTCAAGAGCTCGAGACAAACCCAGAAAAAGAACATTGGGTTTACTCGGTTCAAGATAAAACAAATAAACTAGTGCCTGGTAAGGTGACATGGTGTGGTAAAAACTATACAGCTAAACACTTAATTAAGGTTTGGTTGGATAACAATAGCTTTATAACTGTGGCCCCTGAACATCCATTTGTAATGCGTGACGGATCAAGTAAAAGAGCTGATGAACTTAAACCAAACGATAGTTTAATGCCTCTTTATAGAAAATTATCAAACAAAGAAGACAATGATTCAATTATCGGTTATGAAAAAACCTATGATCCTTTTACTAATAAATTTGTGTTAACACACATGATTGAAAGAAATAAATCTAGTGCTGGTGAAGAAATTATTCGACTTAATGATTTAGATCTACAAGGTTTCCGCCAACAATATCTTCCAGGAAATGTCAGATACGCTGCCCAACAGTTAAATCACAAAGTATCACAAATTGAAAATTTATTTGAACAATCAGAAGACGTCTATTGTATGACCGTTATGGGTCCAAATGAAGAAAATGATAGACACAACTTTGCTTTATGTGGATTAAACGTTGGTGGTGATTATACATTTGATGGCGTTTTTGTAAAAAATTCAATCGATGAAGATTATTTTATTCCTGTTCGTGGTGGTGAATCAGGTACAAAGATTGACACCCTTGCCGGTGGCCAAAATACTGCCGCTGTTGAAGACGTGGCATATATTCAAAAGAAATTATTCGCTGCACTCAAGGTGCCCAGGGCATATTTGGGATATGACGAGATGTTAAGTTGTTTAGTCCCGAATACGCGTGTACCTTTGTTGGACGGTCGTACATTGTCAATTGAACAAATCGCCCAAGAACGTGCATTAGGAATTCAGCATTGGGTATATTCTTATGATAAATTATCTGGTAAGATTGTCCCTGGTAAAGTAATTCAAGCTGGCCCGACACGTCCAAATGCCGAACTGGTTCGCGTTACGCTTGATAATGGGGTAACAGTTGATTGTACACCTGATCATAAATGGATGACTCGCGAGGCTGTTTGGTGCGAAGCCAAAGATTTGGTTAAAGATCAATCAATGATGCCATTATATCGTAAACAAGTGAGTTTAAATGGGGGTAATGATTATGAAAAAATATATGATCCAGGAACAAATGAGTGGGTATGGACTCATCGAGCTGTTTTTGATCGTGCTTTGAACGTTGCTAAAAAATGTGAATCTATTACTGAACACAAAAACGTTATTCATCATATTGATTTTAATCGATTTAATAATGAACCAACAAACCTCATAAAGATGGGATTTGAACATCATCGAGCATATCATGCAAAACATTTAAATGTTATTCGAGAAAAAACACTAAAATTAGGTGGGTATAATGGACTAAACAATGGGTGGGCTAAAAAATGTAAAGAAAAAGTTGCTCATTTATGGGATATTAATAAACTAATTACTCATTGTATTAATAACAATAATCAAAATAAACGTTCACTAATTAGTTCATATGGGTTATCTGAAACACAATTGCATCATTTATTATTAGAAAATAATATAACGTATGCTGATTTTTCAACAAAATATATGGGAGGATATAGACTTGCTCGTAAAGGAATTGGGGGATATAAGATTACAACATATAGACGAGAGGGTTCATTTGCAACTAAGTGCAAAGATGAAGGATTGAGTTTAAATATTGAAGTATCTTGTAAACATTGTAACAGAAAATTTCAAACTAGTCGTAGAGTACCAGCAAAATTTTGTAATAACAATTGTTATACAATTTTTGGTAGAGGAAATAGATCTCGATTAAATCATAAAATTGTTTCTGTTGAAAAACTATCTGAACGTCAACAAACTTGGTGTATTAGCGTAGAGACTTACGAAAATTTTGCAATAGAGAATAGTGTAATCATTTCAAATAGTAAGGCGACGCTTGCTCAAGAAGATATACGATTTTCTCGTACAATTAACGTAATTCAAAAGACAATGTTGGCCGAATTAAATAAACTAGCAATCATTCATTTATATTCACATGGATATGAAAATGAAGATCTACAAAATTTCACATTAAGATTATCAAATCCGTCAACGGTTGCCCAACAACAAAAACTTGAATTATGGCGTTCAAGATTTGAAATTGGTGGTGCAATGCCTGTAGATATGGGAAGTAAAGCTTTTGTTAGAAAAAAGATTTGGGGTTTAAGCGATGATGAATGTGAAGATTTAGACTTACAACGTCTTAATGAAAAATTAATCGATGCTCAAATTGAAGCAGCAACTGGCGGAGCAGATGGAGATACTGGCAATGGTGAAGATATTGGAGACGATTTGTTCGGCGGTGGTGATGAAGAATCAGCACCAGCAAAAGATGAAGAACCTGTATCACCACCCGGTCCAGAAACCGCAGGCGAAGAACCAGAAGAAGAAACTGAGCCGGGCGTAAGTTTGCTAACGTCTAGTGATGATAACGATTCAGACGAATCATTTGAACTTGACATGAGCCTTAAAGGAACTGATTTTCCAATAAAACCCCAAACGCAACTTCAAAAATCATTATACAATCGTTCTCGTAGGCGTACTCATGGCCCTTCCAAAACGCACATGCCAGATTTTCATAAAATGACATCAACTCATAATTCGCTAAAAGATCCCTTTGACAGTGAATGGATCAAGTCAGTTGTATCTAATCCATTGGGCGAAACAACAAATATTCCTCGAAAGATAAAATTATCAACTGATATGAAATCAACGTTGTCACGAATGAAAGCATCATTGGGCTTCCGCCGTTCAGGTTCACAACAAGAAGTATTATCAGAGTCAAATGATCATGATTTACAATCAGAGATAGATTTTGAAATAAATAATGAAGAAGATCAATGATACATGTGTATTGAACTATATTTAATCGAAATCGTTATTAAAAATTAAAAACGAATTAAGGGATTTTGCAAAATGTCAAAATTACATCAGAAAAAAAGAAATGCTGGACTATTATA